ATGAAATTATATGACAAAATACAAACATTTACAACTGATGATTTTCAGAAACAACAGTTAAATCAGCTTAGAAAAAATAAGGTGAATGTAAGTAAGTTTATAAGAGATGCTGTGAATGAAAAGTTGGCAAAGGAAACTATTTTAAAACAAGACAAAAGAAAAAAATATACAATGCAAGATTTAAAAGATAGTCTTAACGCAAGTATTTTCTAAAGTAAAAGTAAGCTGGAATTAAAAGTAAAAGCAACCACCAAAAGTTGAAAGATTGCCTTTCGCTTACTTTTACTTCAACTGTTTTAGAAGTTTTATCTTTAGTGCTCTGTGAAACGTATTTATTTTCGATTTGCGACACTTTATTAGTTTTGTCAATACTTATATTGTTTTTCTTTTTTGAATGCTTTATTTTAACGTTTTTGAACGTTTGACCATTTACAGTAAAAGGTAAAGTGTTATCGATTGGAATGTACTCAATTTCATTAATTGTTGAACTGTCAACTATTTTAGTATTGCTGTCAACTTTTGTAACTGTTTTTGAAGTATCTACTTTGGTAGTTTCTGAAACTGTTTCTATTTTAGTTTCTGACTTGTTTACTTTTCGGGTGGAGCAAGAGCATAAGCAAACTGTTAAAATTATTGCTATAATAAATATAATGATGCTGTTATCGTTTCTGTTTGGTGTTGTTGTCATAATTATAATTTTATTAAAAAACCACTAATTTCCGTTAGTGGTTTATTGCTAGTAAAACCGCTTCTTTCATATTATGAAATTTGAAGGCCTCGATGCAAATTTAATAATATAATTTATAAAAAAATTATTATTTAGTAAAATATAATGCACTTTCTTTTATTCGTCTGTTTGTTAATCCCTGTACTGCTTTACCATTTGCCTTATTCCATTTTAAAAACTCTTTTGAAATCAGAGCATTATTAGGATTTTCGTTTACTAATTTTAAAAGAGTACTTGAAGCCAAAGCACCGCTTCCAACGTTAAAAGCAAAAGAAACTAAAGCATTAAATTGATTTTGTGTAATTGGTTTTTTAATCAAATTAGCAACTTTTTGAGCAAATCTATCAGCTACATTTTTAAGCAATATATCCGCCCTTGCTCCTGTTATTGGTGCATCGGACATTTGTACTTTAATGCCATTCTCATAGTAGGTTGAGCCATAGCCAATCGTAGGCACTCCTGCTGAACATTTATAAGGTTCAAGACTTAAACCCTCGAACTCTTTTATTAAATCGTAACCTTTTTTGTCAAGTCTCATTTTTTATATTTTTCTAATTTTAATAACCCTAAAAATAAACATCCAATTATCAATGTACTTTCATACATAGAAAAGTACGTGCTTTTATTAATTACATTAACGCTTTGGCATAAATTTAAAATTATAATAATAATAAATATGCAAAAAGCTATAATATTACAATCGTCATATTTATAAATCATTTCATTATAAAAAGCATCGTATATTATTACAAACATTATTGCTGTATCTACAATGTCAATTAAGGAATAGTTATTACAATACCAATCAGTATTGTAAAGTGAAAAAAACACAATGCAATACTGAATTATGACTATAAAAAAAGCATTTTCTCTTATTTTGGTCGTCGTGGTGGAATTGGTAGGCCAACTTCCAAATCTTCCAATCCAGCTTGTTTTAAAATCTCGTAGCATTTATTGATTGCGTTTTGTTGTTCTTCGGTTAAATCTTTCATAGTTTTTTATTTAAAAAGTATTAATTTTATAAGTCCTGCCAAAACACCTCCAGCTATTAAAATTATTCCAGATAATCTCCATAATAAATCGTGAAATAATACTTTAGTTTGAATATTACGTAAAGTAGTTATATATCCTTGATTGCTGTTAAATTGATTATCAGTAAGAGAGTTATATATACTATCTATTTTTCTGTTTCTTTCAATCTTTTCAGTGTCTTCGGTATCTTGTCTTTTCTTAATATTGTCGAGGTGCATTCTAATTGAATTTATATCCTCTTTAATGTCAATAATATCTTTTTGCTCTTGTGTTTGCGACATAACTATTCTTCTTTATTATTATTTTCGTTTGTTTTTTGAGTTCGGAATAAAGAGAAACCTCCTGCTCCTAAAAACCCTAAAAATACAAATTCGTGTATTTCAAATTCTTTGTATAAAATTGGCATAAAAGCGTAAAGGGTAGCAACCCAAAAAGAAGAAAAAGTCATCAATCTTTTTTGCGACCATTTACCATTTACCGTTAATGTATCATACAATATTTTCATTATTTTTTCTTTATAATTGCATAACCATTGTCAAATAAAAACAAAGTTAAACAGAAATAGAATAAATACGTATTTATAAAAATTATGTTTGGAATAAACATTATTAAAAATACTCCTGCAGTAAATCCAATCCACGACAAATTCCCATCGGACTTGCTTACTTTGTCACCAAAAAGCATATATCTTACTCCCTCGTAACCGTGACCTAATCCGAAGCCAATCGCACTTAGTACAAATCCTAAGACTATTTTTTGCCAAGTCCATAAGTCCAAGTCAAGTAATCCTAAACCTTTGTACGCAAGTGTCAAAAACCCGATTACGTGCATTACGTTTCTAAATTGATGGTACGTTTTTCTCATTTTAGTTTATTTATTTTTAGTTTAACTTCGTTTATTTGCTCTTCCAAAGATTTTACTGTTTCTTTTAAATCATCTTTTGTTGGCTCAACTTCAACAACAATTTCATTTGATGTTTCGTAATAATTATTATTATTAAAGTCAAAACAAGGTTTTATCAAAAAATCTGTTGGTGCAAAAGGTGCTACTACTTCATTTTCGTTTAATTCAAATTCACCATCGGTAGAATATAACACTTCGCCTGTGTCTTTGTTTATAATCGTTAAAAATACCATTTGCAGAACTGCTCATAAAACCTTTTAAATTACCCCCAGCTATCTTATATGTTCGAGTGCCTCTCATATTGATATTACCAGCACTCGCCGCTAAAATTAAAACATTTGATGCACCAGCGTAATTATTAGTGTTACTTAATTTAATACGACAAGTTGAAGCATTTGCAGTCCCTGATTTTTCCCAAGCGATTGTTTCAATTTTTAAAATATCACTTGCAGAAAAGGTATTTGCTGGAATGGTAAAGTTAAAAGAGGTTATTTGCGTTTCAATAGTTGTTCCTGTTAACGCTGTTGATGGTGTTATATTTCTTATTACAATATTCGGAGTTGAAGATTTATCAGCTTTTAAATCTAATGCAGTTTGAGTAGCTGTACTAACCGGTTTATTCGCATCGCTTGTGTTATCTACGTTGTTTATACTTAACATAGTGCGCACTTGCGATGTAGAAAGGTCATCAATATCTGACCCGCCTCCGCTTACTCTACCTACTAAAGTATTATTTCCAACTTGTAATGCTGTAGGACTTCCAGTTCCACTTTGTTGAACTAAAATAGAATGCGCTGGAGTGTAGTCTGATTTTGAAACCTTTGTTGCCAAAGCATCAAACACCCCATTACTGCTTACTGCATTTGCACTTCCATCGGTAGGGGTTGCATCGATGGTTGGAATATCAGAAGTCAAAGCAATCGTTCCACTTGCATTTGGTAACTCATAATTCCTATTAGATGTTAAATTAGTTCCTTTAATGTTTGCTATACCTGAAGTTGCAGTTGTTTTTAACTGCATATATCCCTTACCATACTCACCAAAAATTGTGTTTGTAGCATTTCTTGTTACCATTCCACTTTCTGATAAATAACCAAGATTACCTGAACTATTTTCTGTAATTGAAATAATAGTACTTCCAAAGTCCATAGCCATTCTAAAACCTCCAGCACCTTCATCTAAAATAATACTTTTGTCAGAAGTGTTCCCTTCTGTTAAAACTTGGTCGAGTGTTGGAACTCCACCGCCACCGCCTGTTGCACTTATAATAGGGTTTAAAGGGTCGGTATTGTCAACGGTTACATTTGTACCCGCTACAATGGTTTGAATACCGCCACCGCTTTGAGTATTGACATTAATTACAGTTATATTATCAACTGTATTAATCGTTACTTCTTGAATGGTCGGTGTTACGTTTATGTCTATTGTTGTACTCATTGCGTAATGGTATTAATAACTTGAAATAAACCACCCA